AAGTTTAGCAACAAGAATAGGTACAGGTGCTGCACTCGCAGGTGCCGGTACAGCAGTGATTATTGGTACATCCAAAATGTCTGTGTCGGAAGCAATTGCAAAAGGTGAATCAGCCAAAGGAAGTTATAATGCTGCCAATAAAGGTACAAGAGGTGACAAGATTATTGGTGTTAGTGAGAAATTGGATTTAGAGAACATGACGATTGGTGAAGTTATGCGCAGACAGTCCATTAAATGGGGTGCTGTTAATGAAAGGGATAAGTTATTTGCTGTTGGTAAATATCAAATGATTCCCGAAACATTGTCTGATGCTGTCAAGGCCATGAATATTGATCCAAAAGAAAAGTTTTCTCCTGAGTTACAAGAGAGAATGTTTAATGAGTATCTAATTAGTAAAAAGAGACCTGCTATTGCTAGATACTTGAATAGTCCTACCGATGATCCAAAACTATTACATCAAGCAGTCAAGGCAGCTTCTTTAGAGTGGGCGTCTATTGCTGATCCGGATATTCCAGGTGGTAAATCATCACACTATGGTTCAGGCAACAAAGCATCTATTACTGTTGACCAGATGAAAGAACATCTGCGAAAAGATCGTGAAGTCATTTATGCTAAGAACAACAATACTGAGATACCAAATCAGATTGGCCAAAAGATAGACAAAGATTCAAGAGAGAATAAAGAACTTAAAAAAGAAGCCGAGGCACCTGTGGCGGCTGATAAAATAGTAAATAATACCAATGTTATGAATCAATCAGCATTAAATACCATTAAACGAGAAAAAGAAGATGATATAAATGCTTACATTAAGAAGGTAATGTTAGGATGAACTACCAACAAGCTAAAGAGATACGAAGCAAATCTTATATTTCCGGTATAACCGAGAAATTAATTGCCGGCAATGGCCTAGCTTCAGCCGTTTCTAAAACATTATCTGAAAAATCAAAAGCTCGTAATGTCGGATTCAAAGAAAAGTTTGACCCATTAAATTTGATTAAGTTTATGACAGGTGGTTCTAAATTGGCACCAGCATTACTTGGTCGTATGATGGGTAGAAGTCAACAAGATATCAAATACTTCTCTGGTGCTGGTAAAACTAAGGATGCTGGTACAACCACCAAAATAGAAAAACTAGAAACAGACAATCAGATTTTGGAAACTTTATACAAGATTTATGAGTATATGAAAAAAACTCATGATGAAGAAGTTGACCAAAGAGAAAAAATATCCAACTTTAGAGAAGAACAACAATTAGAAAAAGAGAAAAGACACAAAGAACTAATTGCTGCCATTACTGGTAGAAAAGCAACAAAGGTTACAGCAACACCAATAAAAGATCCAGAGAAAGAAACTGGACTATTTGGTGCAATATTCAATACTGTTGCTGCAATGATTGCTAGTGCCTTAAAGAGTGTTAATTCTTTAATTGATGGTCTATCATCAATGGTAAAAGGAATATTGGAAGGTTTTGCTTTCATGAAAGGTGTTTCTGCATTAGAGAGTATTGCTAAGATTGGTAGATTCTTCTTCGCTACACCTCTTGGTGCATTAATTTTAGCAAGTACCACTCTTGCAGAATTATTATACAGAGATGAAAAACCAGAAGAAACAACAAAAGGTATTATTAATGCAGGTGATATTTCTGCTGCCACTCAAACACAATTAGAAGCCAATAAGTCTTTTGAAGATTTGAGTCCTGAAGATAAGAAAAAAGAAAAGGCAAGAATTGTTAAGTTAAATGCTGCGTTGAAAGATGCACCAACATTAACTAGATTCTATCAAAAAGATGTGCCACAGTATTTGAAATCAAAAGGATATTCAGCTAGTGAAATTGATGAATTGATAACACCAGTTCAAGATAGAATTAAATTTGAAGGACCTGAAAATGATCCAACAAAGATGAATCTGACACCAAAAACTCCTGCTGATATTAAACAAGTACCAACACAGAGTAAAGCAGAAACATTACCTTCTATTCCACCATCACAACAGTTAAGTGAAAAAACAAAAGAATCTGTTACTTTGAGTTTACCTGCTGCAACACCAAAATCGGTGTCAGAAGCTCAAACAATTAATAATACTAGTGTTGTAAATACAAATAAACCGATGGTACAGAAGAATCCATTACCATCGGTTCGTAACACAGAAAAATCATTTTCAGAAATGATATTCTATTCAACTAGAGTGGTTTAATCTTTTACCAATTCATAGTCAGATTTAGAAACACCACACTCTGGACAACATACATCGTCCGGTAGACTGTTGTAATCTTCTACTGATAGAATGTGACCACATACAATACATCTGTAATATTCGCCGTTCATTATAGTGCCTCCAATACTTTTTGATATGCTTCTGCATGACGTTTTTCTACTTTACCCAAAGCAGCAAACCTTTTCTCTGCCTTAGCTAAAACTTCTTTGAACTGTTCTGCATGTTCCTTTGATTCTTCAATTTGTTCTTTTGCTTCAGATGCAAATTCATAATTCTGGTCAGCAATGGCTTCAGAATAAAATCTAGGATACATCGTGGTGAATTCATAGGTTTCGCCTTCGATTGCCAATTCTAAACACTTTTTGGTATCTGGTTTACCGATAAGCAATTCCAAATGTCCCCAAGCATGCAACAACTCTTGGTCTGCTGTATGCTCGAAATGTTTAGCCACTTCTTCATGGCCAGCCTCTCTAGCAATCTTGGCGAAATAACGGTACTTAATATGTGCTTGACTTTCGCCTGCCAATGCACTTTCAAGATTCTTAATGGTGATACTCATATTTTTCTCCTAATAAAAAAGTATTCGTATTAATACTTATACACAGTATATCAAATTTTGAGTTATTTGTCTAATGATTTGTTTTGATAATACCAATCGATTTTTTCGATAATAGTGGAAATAAAAAACCCACCTTTCGGTGGGTCTAAACCAAGGGGTTAAGGTTTAATCTTCTTCGGCAAGTTTAGCAAAGTATGCCATATCTTCATCATCTTCATGAATTGAAGGTTCAGATTCAATAGTTTTCTTTGGAGCAGTAAACGCTTCTGCTTTTGTCTTTTCAACTGTAGTCTTTGGTGCTTCACCATTCAGACCAAGAACTTTGTCCAAACGAGCTTTCAAGGCATCATATGTCTTGAACTCGCCATCAGAAATCAACTCTTGGAGAGAGTATTCAGACTTCCAAATCTTCTCAAGTTCCTCATCATCTTCTGACAATGGTGTTGAACTATCAAACTCGGACTTATCATAATTTTGGAAACCATCCACTTTACGAATCTTCAACTTGAAGTTAGCACCTTTCCACAAATCAAATGGATTGATTGCTTGTTCATCTTCAAACTGTGGATTCATAGCTTCAGTAATCTTATCAAAGATTTTCTTACCGAACTTGAACAGTTTAACTTTACCTTCGTTCTCTTTGTTTGCTGGATCAGAAACAATATAAACGTTAGCGATGTAATTCAATTTACGCTTTTGTTTACGAACCACATCTTTGTTTGCTTCAATGCCTGAATTCCATAGAGCAGAATTGTGTTCACAAACAGGACATTGTTGATTCTTGGTGGTCAAACAATTATCAATTAACCAACCACCAGGACCTTGGAATCCATGTGAATGAATTTTAACCCACGGTAGAGAATCTTCACCATCAGCAGAAGATGCCGGTAGGAAACGAATAACGGCCATGCCATTACCTGCTTTATCTACTTGAGGGCGCCAGAAGTTATCTGGTTTATCGGCAGATTCGGAACCTGTATTAAGTTGCTCGATTGCCTTTGAGAGTTTGTCCAAATTACCGGACTGTTTTTTGAGTTTAGAAAAATCTAATGTCATTTTAATGCCTTTCGTATAAACGGAGTATAAACGGAGTATGTGTCAAATTACTTCTCATAATCAACTGCTAGTATATCATAGTATTTAGGCTTTGTCAAACGTAATTACTCAATATTGCTAAAGTTTCTGGCCAATCTTTGTGTAGAATACCAATACCACCAGCATTCCTCCAATCCTCAATCACACTTGGTGTATCATCGATAATTATCTTATCTGGTGCTGCAAATTTCCACTTGTGTCTTTTACCTGGAACAAGATTTGGTTTAAATGTGATACCATGTTTCTGTAACCAATCAATCTTTTGTTTAGAAATAGCATCATATCTTGCTTCATTTGCTGTAGATGATAGAATCTCTGTAGGTACTGGTGCATTACGGAGAAACTCAAGTCCTTCCATAGTTCCTGGCATCAAATCTAATGTCGCAAACTGTTCTGTTTCGATAAACTCATCAAAATACTTGTTAAATTCTTTTTTCTTTTCTGCATCCCTTGGTGCCAATTTGTATCTTTCGAAATACCTTTTATAAAAATCGGCAATAACTCCATCCATGTCCAAATAGATACAACTAATTTTAGACTTCATCATATTCTCTAATTCTTTTCTTCAATATATGTAATACTTTTTCTTTATCGTATTGTATAAACGGTGTATATTTCTTAATAAGTCGGTGCCATGTTGGCCACAGTATATCATCTGTAATTTCTTTTTCCCACATCGGCATGATGTTTGCAATATCAACCAATAAACAAACTGATTCTAATGTAATTTCATTCTTCATCAACTTGGTAATGATATTAGGCCAACCACCAGATATGGGTTTAAAGTAATCATCGAATGACCAGAATTCGGCACCATCAACTTTATCCAACAGGTATATTATATCATTATCAAAGTTATATGTCAAGGCTTGAGTGGTTTTTTGCCACTTCTTGTAGTGTTCCTCACCTTCGGGACCCGTCATATCTCCTACCCAATCACCATTACCATTTATAAAATTGGCAACATAGAAGTTTTTTAATTCTTCCAAATCATATTTACGGGAAAGTTTGTAGAATGAATACTTGTCCTTCCTCTTCATAAAGGTTTGTTTTGATACATTTGTCTTACCGTGATACTTAAAGAAATCGTAACTATCACTGGTGAAATGTAACTTCAAAGCATTATATAAAGCAAAGGCAGCAAAGCCGGTGCTGTCGGTCATAAAGGTAATCTAGATGTTTTCTTGATAAGGTTTAATTCTTGTGCTTCTTCTTTAATTTTTGATTTTAGTGCAGTAGAGATTAATGAGGATGCCACCTCAATTTCTAATCCTGTATCTTTACAATGTTGTAATATGGCATCCATTCTACTACACTTTAGTTTAATTGCTAATTCCTCTATCATTAAACTAAAATTTCTTATTTCATCTTTTGTTGGCATATCAAATTCGGTTTTCTTTATAAAATATATGGTTACCAATTTGGCCAACCTTTTGTAATTTCCATCCTGGATTTACATAGTTGGCATGGTAATACATTGCTTTCTGTTCATATAGTTTATCATGAGCAACAGCAGATGTCAAGGCTCTTTTTGCTACAATTACCGATTCTTCCCATTGGTATGGATTACGAACCAATTTGGTGTATGCTTGATTACAGAACCAAGAGAATTGGCACACCATTACACCATGTATAACATCCTTTTGTCTTACAACACCACAAACGGTGTTAGCAAATTTACCAGAGTTTACACGATTTATGGTAACTTGTGCTACTGCCAACTTACCTTCAAATGATTCTTTTGCTGATTCATAGTAAATATTCTCAGCAAGGCATTGTACCTCTCTATTGAATTGCTCGCTGACTTCTTGAATCATTACTTCCTGTGCATACGCTTTAGCAACAGGTACTAATAGATTAATTACAATTAAAAATATTGAAAATAATATAAGTGCTTTGCTTGTTGTTTTGTACTGCATTTAAATCTCCTTGTTAATTGGCCAGAGGCCTTTCTCCAATTACGAATTCTTTTTAGTTACTTTTACTTCAGGTTGTGGAGTGGTTTGAGAAACGAAATAGTTTAAAGTTTCGGCTTTAACTACTACATCATTTTCAGTTGGAAAATTGGGAAGAATAGGATACGCAGGAGATTCTAAACCAGAAATCTTTGCTGATTCTACTTGTACTTGCCAGTTTTCTATGAGGGATTGTTTTTGACTATTAAATTCATCAACCAGAAGGTCTCTGGCCATTTTTAATAGTTCGAGGCGGATCTCGAATGGTGTCATATATTACTCCTATGTGTGTTTGTGTGTAGGGGTTAGTTTTCGTCCAACCTTATGACGCAGTGTATACTATTATTTATACTTTGTCAACCTTTTATATAAAGTTTACCTAAATCTGGTAGATACATATATTTCATTTCGCAATTCCTCATGGTCCAAAGCGCATGTTCGATTGTTTCTACGATTGGTTGCCCAGCCAAATTAAAACTGGTATCAAATAATATAGGAACACCAGTTTTCTCATAAAATGTTTTAATTAAATTATAATAGTGTGGATTTTGTATTTGGTTTACGGTTTGTATACGGCATGTTCCATCAACATGAGTAATTGCTGGAATTTGTTCTTGTCTATTTTTTAAAACATCAACACCATACATCATAAAAGGAGAATTTTTTAAACCAGCCATATCAAACCAATCGGAAGAATATTCTTCCAATACAGAACCAGCAAAGGGTCTAAACATCTCTCTTCTTTTAATTGTGTTTACAATCTGTTTTCCATCTTTTTCTCTAGGATCAAAAAGTATACTTCTATTTCCTAGTGCTCTAGGGCCCAATTCCGAACAACCTTGAAAAATTGAAACTATATTTTTATTTGTCAATAATTCAACAACATCAGAATAAGAAACATCAATCAATTTCTCATTTTTTAATAATTTCTCATTTATATTATTATAATTGGGTTTTGGTCCAAAATATAAATGAGAAATTGGCCGAATAGTATTATCACCTGTTAAATCATACCAAGCTTTTTTTGCGGCCGATATTGACAATCCTGCATCACCGGCCACAGGTTCACAATATAAATTTACATCAGGCGGTAACAATTTTCTGTAAAAATAATTTGCAGTAATATTATATCCATATCCGCCAGACATTGTGATATTTTTTGATCCGGTTTGTTCTAATCCTTTCTGTAAAAGTTTTAAAACATGATTTTGTGTGTATTCCTGTATCCAATAAGCCCAATCAGCAGCTTCTTGAAAATTGTTATTTAAATCGAAATCCGAACCTTCATGGTGTAAATTTACACCAAAATGATTTTTTTTCCATTTGACATCATAACGTTGTTCAAAATAATCATATATTTTTTTATCAAAATTTGGCAAAAGAAAAAAATCGTCAGGTTTGTCATTTGTTTTTTTTCCGTAAGCTGCCAAACCCATCAATTTTCCTGCTTCGTTTGTTTTAAAACCCAAACAATATGAAACAGCATTATACATACTTGCAACACTCAAAATTTCAATTCTTGTACCTTTTTCATTGTATTGTTTATTGTATTTTTTAAATGTTGAATGAATTATCGCAGGATATTTTGCATAAAATATCGATTCTGTTTCAAACCTCAAATCATTTTCATCATTAATAGTTTCATCAAGAGTTGATCCCTGACCATCCGTAGTTACACAGGTTGCTTCTTCAAAACCAGAATTATAAAAAGCCAATGAAGAATGTAACTTATGGTGGTCCAAATGATATGAAATTATTTCACATGGATTTTTCAGGAAATTTTTAGCTAAAATTGTGTATATGTTATTCTCTTTTTTGTTATTTAAGAAGTCATATATTGTTGAAAAAGATCCCTCTCTAAAAAAATTAAATGCGTGCAATGCATCAATTCGATTTATATATTCAGCTGGATAAATGTCACAAAAAGATGAAACAGCAATTACATCAATTTCATAATTAGCAATTTCAAAAGCTTTTAAAATTGATTTTAAAGGAAATTCATTTGTATTTAATTTCTCACCAATAAGTCTATCGTGTTCGAGATGGTAAATTATTTCTCCGTTTTCCAACAGACAAACACCACTTTCATGTCCTCGGTGTATTCCCAAAATTTTCATTATAACCTTTTATTTAAGTTTTCCGACCCACCACCTATTTTGTAATATGAAATAGGAAACATATGAATCAATCATCCGATGCGTTGGCACCACATTTTGCTCTTTTGGCTACTGTAAGTTTACCAAAATCTACAGGCCATTCTGCACCAGGAGGTAATTCAGTACCACCAGGTGGTAACGCAAAATTAACTCCTGCTGCACCAATCAATGATTGTACTGGTACACGAAACTTAGTTAAATCATTACCTAGATTTGGATATGGTTCAACATGAGGAAAACCCCAACCTGCATATTCT